GCTTTTCCGGTATTTCGAGTAGTAGTGCCACAGGCACATTTAAATTTATTTTTTCCCATTTTTCTTAGGCTTTCTTTTCTTGGCGGTCTTAGCCGCATTCTTAAAGTCTTGATCACTGGGGGCACCTTTAGCTCCCTTTTTTCTCATGGGTTTTCCGCTTTTTCTTTTTTTATGAATATTACGATATAAACTCATTTACGACCCCTGTTTCTAGCTCTATTCTGAGAAGCTTTTTCTTTAACGACACGCCCCGATTTAGTGTGAGACATATCTTTACCGTCGCCGTTACCGTAAGTACCTGCCTTACGGTTAGCAGCATTTAATTTTGCTCGATACTTTTTACGCGCAGGCGTACTATGATAAGATGTATCGTACTTCTTTTTTTTAGCTTTAGATTGTGGGTTTCTATCATAGTAATATTTAGAATTCTTTTTTCCGGGCGGCATAGTATCTCCTTAATGCCCACCTTGGATTTGACCCCAAGGTGGGACTCTGACTGGCCCTGTTGGTAAGTTCAACAGAACCAAGGTGCGAAATCATGTTCCAAATTTAAATGGAGGATCTAATGACATTTTATTAACAGTCTCTTTGATGCCCTCCAGATCAATCTCGTCCTTAAAGTCAACAATCACACGGCACACAACCTGATAAAGACCGGGTGTACATTTAGACGGGTCATCAAGATCTTCTGACAATCTATTAATTAATTTATTTTTTAATGCTAAAATATCACTCATGTTATTCCTTAGACTGATGCGACAAACACTTCTAAGTCAACGTCAGCGGTATCTGCCTGAGCGTTAAAGGTGTCAATAACAGACCACGAAGCCCAAGCTGCACCATTAGTTTTAGCGTCAATATCATCATTATAGATACAGAAAGTCTGTCCTGCTTCTAATTTGACGTAGGCAGTATCACCGCCTGTGTTAAGTAAACCAAGGGTGACAAAGTTAGTGTTATCTTTATTCGTAATACGAACATATCGAATATTAGTTTTGATAAAAGCCCCTGCTCCCGCAGTAGTACCCAAAGTTAAAAGGGTTCTAGCAGCGGCGGTATCGATAGTAACAATTCTATGACTAATTTCATTAATCGAAGCAATCGTTAACGTGTTAGTAACTCCACGGTCAACTCCGTTAAGAGTAATAGCTTCAGTGTGAGTCACAGTAAGTGTAGCTGGTGTGATTGTAGATGACATTGTTTATCTTCCTCCTCTTGCTTTTCTAGTTACGGAAGAGTTAGTCAATCGTCTTTTCGGTCCCTTTGCTTTTAAATTTGTAGTGGGGACTTTGAGTGATTTTCCTGCTTTTCCGCGTACTTTTTTAGCATTGGCTTTTTTCTTTTTATCTTTTTTATCTTTGTAAAGTGCCATGATTTCTCCTTATTATCCAACAACTGATACTCTAGGAGGATCAGATTTATATGGATGTGATGCGGGTAAAGACCCGGTTTGTAAATATTTGTGAGCCAAGTAGCCCTCTAATTTTTTAGCAATTGTCTCATACGTAGTCGCGTTATTATCGTCCTGCTTAAAATAAATCACTTCAAACAACTCACCAAGGAAAGGACTATTTGGTGTAGAAGCAATGTTATTTATAATCATTAACTCATCAGATCCACTAAGATCAAGTGTAGCTGTACTACCGGCTGCTGATCCTGCGTCTGTACCATTAATACGAAGCGAAGCAACATTATTTTTACTACCTGCTACAAAAATATAATTTGTATCCGCAGATATTGCCGAGGTCCATCTATTTGAAGTAAGCTGATATTGTGTTCTTACAACAGTACCAGAAGTCATATAGAAAGCAAAACTACCAGGTGCGGTAAGTGGGTTAATATTTAATATATATTGAGTAGCTGTTGATGAAGCATGGGTCTTTAGAAAGACAGCCACACCAAAATTCTCTGCTGAGACATCAACTTCAAAGTTAGTTGTTAAAGCAATATTTTTAACAAGGTTATCAGCCGCAGCAGCCGTAGCACTTCTAAATGAATTTAAAGTAGTTGCAGCTTTAGCGTTTAAAATAGGTTTATCAGCACTAACTGATTGTTCTACATTATTATTAATACCAGAGTTATCAGCCCAAGATTCTACGAAGTCACTTCCATCAGTAGGCTGCTCAAAAGTTTCGGGTTTTAACCAAAGTTTTGTTGACATATTCTCAACTAAAATAGGAGTTTGAATCGGCCCTAACTTATAATTCCAGTTTCTTTCCCACATCTCGGGAATTCTATAAGGAACAGTATAGCCCTCTAAAATACCCTCTCTTAAAGCAAGGATATAATCCTCTGTACCTCTACCTAAAAGAATATTCCTATTCTGTTTAAGAGAACAGTCCGTATCCCCATTAACAGGCCCATCAATGGTTAATGACATAAGAGGATCTAACGAAGAATAAGAGGTTGTTCTTGCTGATTTAGCCATTTAACACCTCTCTTTTTAATAACTTTTTTTAACTATTTTCTTTTTCTTTTTCTTTGGTTTGTTCATACCAGCAACCGGTTTCATTTTTGCAACCTTTGCTTTTTTTCCACCTTTTAACGGCATAGTTAATCTCCTTTTTCTAAATAGCGAAGACGCATTTCGTGGTCTTCTGTTCTTTTTGCAAAAGTCTTAAGCTGTTCAGAAAGTGCTGCCAACTGACAGTTCATTTTCCAAAGCATACTTACAATACCTCCGCCAATAATAATTTCAATAACAGGAATCATTTGTAAAGAAGTCATTCTTATCTCCTCGAACTGACAGCAGACTGCCCAAAATAAAAACCAATAATTGCAATAAGGGCTGTACGCAATTCAGTTACAAGAAGAAATCCTTTTACTTCATGAAACTGTTCTGTGAATAATCCAAAAATACCACCAAACTCTCCTTCTACCCATGTAGAAATACCGAAGAATGAAAGAATAAAGGGGGCACCAACCATTGCAAATAAAACACTAATAACAATGAATCGCCGTACCCACGTTCCTCCTGCACCGCCCCGTGCCTCCGCACGGTCAGCAGAGTCATCAGCAGCAGCTTGGGTTTTAATAGCCAACTCAGCAAGAGCCGACTGTCGTTCTACCATAGAGCCAATTAATTTAAAGATAAAACCGGAGACACCTCCGCCAATAAGGGACAGCAATTCAACTGGCATGGCTTAACCCTCCCAGACAGTCTTACCAAAGACTTTCAATGCTTCCCAAAAACCTTTAAAAAAATTAATAACTGTTTTGTAAATAGCTTTCATGGCTTCCTCATTTCTTTTTCTTTGTAAAAGCCCTATAAGCAATAGCTAAAGCTAATCTTTCGGCTTGCGTATCTGGAGAATAATCTAACGTAGAACCACCAGTAAAGTCCGTCTTGCTCATTTCAGTAGTAGTGTTAATACCAGCACTGAAAGTAATAGCAGTATTACCTGATGAACCTTTATCAGCCTGCGTTAAAGTAAGAACCTTATCGTCTCTAGATACGGTAATCGTACCGTTATGTCCATTAGCGTGTTCAATAGCCTGCTCAAGGTTATCAACTAAACCAGCAGCGGTATTTTCTCCTGAAATCTGGACAACAATGTTACCGCCATCCGTAGCTCCATTTGCTTTACCACCGCCGTTAAAAAACTTGTAAATTTTAGACGTACCCACGCCGTCAATAATAGTAATTGTCTGAGCATCTAATGCTGCCGGAATACCGCTGGTGTTTAAGATACCAGTAATGGTAGCAGTAGCTGAAACATCGGAAGTAGACACACCGGCTGACTCATTAATAGCATTTTTCACATTAGCAAATGCTCCTGCTTTAATAGCTTGTGCAATCAATGGATCTGTATTAGTCCAAGTTTTTTCTGCAAATCCTCCGGTAGTTGGTGCAAGGTTAATAGGCATTATTCACCTTCTTTCTTTTTGTACCCCATCATTTTATTAAGGGCTTCTCTTCGTTTTTGACAAGGCGCACAGGGTTTTACTTTACCTGCGGTAGCTTTGCTGATAACATTTTTAACAGTGTCTCCCAGTCCTCTAGACGGGCCTTCATATTCTGAACAAGAATTGCAATCTTCTTCGGTAGGTTTTCCCATATATTTACCTAAATCGCAAACTCTTTTTTTCTTAGTTTCAAAAACAGTTAAATGTAAACAAGACATACGTTCTCCTTTTTTATAAATCTGAGCATAAACATTCATCAATAACAGGACACCACGTAACATCAACAGAATCGGTTT